AAGACAAAATAAAAGATTTAAATTTATAGAAAAGCAACTAAATAGTAAAGTAAATAAAATCTTAATATGGGATGCTGTTGATTTTACAAATAATAAAATAGATACAATACGCAATCATACAAATGGTAAAATAAAAGATTTTCACTTTAGCTTCAAAGGACATCAATTATTTAGTGAATTTTTATATAAAAAATTATATATTAAACCCGAATTAATATAAATTTGGTAATGTCAAATATTTGTCGTATATTAGAGTATTATAAACAATTAAACTCTAAATTATGAAACAAAAGACAGAACAAGAACTAAAAGCAAATTATGACCGATTTATAGGTATAATTAAGAAATATTTCAAAGGAGAAAGATTGGAGAAATTACTCCATATGTATTCCGAAGAAGAATTGGGCGTTAACCTTACATTATCCGCAGCATCTGGCTCAAAACACTATCATAACGCATATATAGGTGGATACATAGACCATATCTTTAATGTATGTAAGAACGCTCTTAAAATGAGAGACCTGTTCGTAATGCAAGGTGGAGAGATTGATTTCACCGAAGAAGAATTGATATTTAGTTGTCTACATCACGACTTAGGAAAGTTAGGTGTTAAAGGTGAACTACATTACTTACCAAATCAGGAAGAATGGTCTCAAAAGAAATACGGAACCCTATTTGTTCGTAATGAGAATATCCCATATATGACACTAACTGATAGAACTTTCTTTACCCTAAACCATTATGGTATTCAGTATAATGAAAAAGAATATTTTGCAATCAAACTTACTGATGGTATGTATGACGAAGATAATCAAAAGTATTTAGCGGGTCACGACTTAAAGAAACAATTAGTTTATAAGTTACAATTTATTATGCATTGGGCAGACCATATGTCGACAATTATTGAAAGACAAGATAACGTAATTTAATGACACAATTTCCGATTTGTAATAAAGTTAAGGTAGTTTTGTCATAACTTTGTAACAAAATAAAGGATGGTATAGTATTTGAACTATATACAATATTATTAACAAAAAAACATTTATTATGTACACAATTAATTACAGTAAATTATTCGAAGAGTTCTTTGATGAACCAAAAACAACAACTTATGTTCCAAACAAATTCGCAGTAGACATTAAAGATGAATCTGCAACAATTGCTTTATCAGTATTAGGACACAATCCAGATGATATTGAAATTAATTGTTTTGAGGACAAAATTGAAATCAAAGCTAAAAAAACACAAGAGGATGTAGAAAATCCTTTTAATCAATTAATTTCCAATATTGAAGAAAGAATCCAAATAGGTAAAAACTTTGATGGTAGAAACGCAAAAGCTGAGATTAAAAATGGTATTCTCTTAATTACTCTTGAAAGAAAAGAAGAGTCCAAACCAAAAAAATTAACCTTAAAAGTTGGTTAATTCAGTTATTTTTCGTATATTACAAAGGTAGGAGTTTAGTCACTTCTACCTTTTTTTATACAAATAAATACTTATTACTATGATATACAACGAAAAAATACAAGGATTGTTAGAAGCTTTAGATGGCAAATTAAGGATTTTACAAAACGGAATTACAGGTGCACAACATATGTCACCATCCGAAGCACATACTACATTGGAAGATGCAAGAAAGATAGCAGAAAGAATTTCCGAATTAACAAGAATCAATAGATAAATGAATTGGCTTAAATGGTTAGTCGGATTTTCTGCACTAATTATCGCCGGATGTGCAGCATTTTTCTCCGTAACAGGTTTAGGGGTATTATTTAGTGGTGCCTCAACTGCGGTGATGGTAATGGCCGGGTCATTAGAATTTGCTAAATTAGTTGCAGCAACTTACCTTAAACAAAAATGGGATGAGATTCAGGGATTTAATAAATGGTATTTAGTATCAGCCGTTGCATTATTAATGTTAATCACATCAGCGGGTATTTTTGGTTATCTTTCTAACGCATTTCAGGCACAATCACTTAAACTACAACAGGTAGATAGGGAAATTATGGTACACTCTACTAAAATTGACCAAAATACTATCCAAATCACGCAACTATCAACACAAATTAGTGAGTTTAACAAAAATCAAGGTAAAATCATTGATGGTAGTAAGGTAAATTCTCGTCTTTTACGTTCAATAGACAATAGAGATAAGGAAATTGCTAAAATTAACAAAAAAATTAGTGATTTACAAGACCAGACTGCAAAAGAAAACGAAAAAATCAATGAAATTAAGACTTCTAACATAGATTTAGAGAAAGAAGTAGGCGGTTTTAGGTTTGTAGCAGAAGCATTCGGTATAGAATTAAAAAATGTTGTAAAATTCTTTATATTTTTGATTGTAATCGTATTTGACCCATTAGCCGTTGCTTTGATTATCGCATTTAACGGAATGATTGGAGATACAAAACGTAAACAAAGACAACTTTTGAGTGAAATTATAGAAAATGATGAAAAATTAGGATTATATGATAATTTAGATGATTTAATGCAAGAAAATTATAAAAATTATGAAGTTTATGGTGATACGAATAAAGAAATGATGGATGGTGGTGAAATTATTAACGAAAACGAACAAAATGAGAATTACAAAGAAAATGAAAATTCAATTGTTAGGATTCCTATTGATTTGGATGGTGATGGAACAATTGACGGTTATGATACGAATAATGATGGGATTATAGATGAATGGTCAGCCGAAGGCCACGCCGAAAGAGCTTCTGGTAATAGAAATTTACTACCATATTACGCAAAATCAGATTTTGATTGGGATGATAAGTCAAAATGGATAAATGACCAAAATGCAATTAATTTTTGGTTAAAGTATAAAAAGAAACAGGAAGACGATTTAATTAAAACTTATTAATTATTTGGTAGTTTAAAATAATTTTCGTATATTACAAATATGAAAAAATACGCATTATTTATTGGAAGATGGCAAACGTGGCATAAAGGTCATGAGTGGTTAATAAATCAACAATTAGAAAAAGGAAATAATTGTTGGATAGCAATTAGAGATGTTCCACAAGATGAGAACAATCCAAAAACTGCTCAAGAAGTTATGTTTGAACTTCGTAATGAACCATTTTTCCAAAACAATTGGAATAAGATATTATTATCAATTATTCCAGATATTGAGAGTGTAAATTATGGTAGAGGTGTAGGTTATGATGTAATCTATCACGAACCACCAAAAGAAATAGAACAAATTAGTGGAACAGCAATTAGAAAAAAATACATTGACTCAAATGGTGATGTAATTGTTTACAATATAGATAACGAAGATGATACTAATTGAAGATAATGCAGATTTGTTTGATATAAATGAAAAACAAATTTTAGAAAAAAAATGTTTATCATTTATAGTTACTCATCCGCCGGGGAAAACTAAATTTGGTGCAAACTATTATGTAAGAGAACTCATCTCTAATGATGATACAGAATTTCAAACAATAATTTCTAAAGTTAATAATTTTGTTAGGAAATTATCTAAACCGATTGATATTAAATTGAATGCATTTTGGATAAATAAAGTAACAAAAAATACCAATAAAGATGATGGATTTCACAAAGATGTATCAGCTATAACATTTCTAATGTATCTAAATGATGAATTTACGGGCGGAGAGTATGAATACGTTATACCTACAACTAAAAAGAAAGAAAAATTAAAACCAAAAAAATATTTAAGTATTATAACGGATAGAAGTGTTGAACATAGAGTAAATCCCGTTATAGAAGGTCAAAGATACAGTATCGTATTTTTCTATGATTTTGATAAAAAATTAAATAAAACTTTAATATGATTGTAGAAAGAAAAAGACATATTGCCAAAACTATCTCATATCGTATTTTAAGTACCTTAATTGGTTTCTTATTAATGTGGTTGATAAGTGGTTCAATTAAGGTGGGTGCAGCGTTTGGAGTAGCAGAATTGATTTATAAACCTATACAATACTACATTCACGAAAGAGTTTGGTATAAATGGATTAAATACGGATTAAAAAAATAAAATATGAAATTAATAGTTGACAAAGGTTCTAATGGATTAACAACAAAAGAGTTTAGGGAGTATCTAAAAACGCCTGTTCTAAAATCAGAAATAACACAGAATGAGGCAGATGAGTTAAGAATGCAATTAACCGAAGCATTAATTGAACATCCAGGATTAGGAATTTCTGCAACACAAATTGGAATTAAAAAAAGAGCATGTTATATTCAGTTCGGAGATGAAGAATTATTCTTACTAAATCCGGTTATAAAAGAAAAGTCAAAAGAAGGATTTCTTTTTTATGAAGGATGTTTATCAATCCCCACTTCATTAAAATCTCCTGTTAGAACAATTAGAGCTTGTAAAGTTGTAATTGATACGGATAATTTGGGTGAGTTGACTTTTGAAATCAATCCGGATGGTGATAAAGCAAATGAACAAGTTTCCAAAGAAACAATGATGACGGTCATTGTTCAACATGAAATTGACCATTTAGACGGATTTACAATTAAAGATAGAGTTTATAATACACAAGTAGTTAAAAGACAAACTTATGGTAGAAATGATAAAATTGTAATGAAATCAAAAGAAGGAGAAATGATTGAAGTTAAATTTAAAAATGCAAATAAATATTTTTTACAAGGATACGAAATAGTTTAATATGATATACACAATACTTACATTACTTATAATTGCATTACTATATGTAGTTTATAATCTTCTTCAAAAATTAGAAAAATATGAAGATGCATACGAAGAAACACAAAAATTTATACAAACGGAAATTGAAAGAAATGAAGCATTACTGGAAGCATTAAGACTAATTGATAGTCGTGCAATGTTTGAGAAGGATGATGAAGTTGGTTCTATATTTTATCAAATCAAAGAAACAATAGAAAAATTCAAACAACAAAAAGATGCCAATTAGAAAAAAAAGAGGCCCTAATAGACAATATTTTCCAAAGGACACCGAAGATGCAATCATTGAGTATAATCTAACGGATGACCAATATATTAAAGATAAATTGTATAGAGAAAGAATTGCATCTGCATTTGACAAACTTGCGGAGATAGTTTATAATAAATGGAAGTTTACTTATTTTGATGACGACCCCAAAGATGTAATGTCGGAAGTTGTTGCATTTATGATTGAGAAAATTCATATGTATAAGGCCGGTAAAGGTAAAGCATTTAGTTATTTTACCATTGTTGCGAGAAATTATCTTATTTTAAATAATAATGCAAATTATAAAAGATATAAAGATACCGATGTAATGTCAGGATTACCAGAATCGTTTGATACTGAAAATAATTTTAGAGAAGAGGAAAGAAACGATGAACATAGAACATTTAATGTTAGAATGTTAGAATATTGGGATAAACATTTAGAAAACCATTTCCCAAAGAAAAGAGATATGCAAATTGCAGATTCCGTATTAGAATTATTTAGAAGAGCAAATTATATAGAAAATTTTAACAAAAAATCATTATACCTACTTATTAGAGAAATGACAGGACATCCTACTCATTATATTACAAAAGTTGTCAATAAAATGAAAGAAAAACAAATGGCACTTTATAGTGAATTTGATAGAGAAGGTGATATAAAAATTTAAATATGATACAATTAGGTTTATCAGCATTTTACCATGATTCGGCAGCAGCATTGGTTATAGATGGCAAAGTAATATGTGCAATTGAAGAAGAAAAACTATCCGGTGAAAAACATGATAGTTCTTTTCCGTTTAAAGCAATCCAATGGTGTTTAGAATATGCAAAAATAACAATTGATGAAATTGATATGGTTTGTTGGTATGAAAATCCAAACGATAAATTTCAAAGAGTTAGAGAAACAATTGGTAAGTGGGGTGGTTTAAGATATCCAATGAAATGGAGACAATTCTTAAAAAGATGGAATCAATCGGAAGGCAATTTAAAAGGAATATTAAAATCAATTGGATATGATGGTGAAATTTTATATTCATTACATCACCATTCACATTTAGCACTATCTTACTACACATCACCATTTGATAAAGCAATAGGTTTGTCAATTGATGGAGTGGGTGAGTCACATACTATATACGCAGCAATGTGTGATGAGAAAGGATTTCATAAGATACAAACCCTACACTTCCCACATTCATTAGGATTAATATATTCAGCATTTACTGCTTATTTAGGATTTAAACCAAACGAAGGTGAGTATAAAGTAATGGGACTTGCACCTTATGGTGATAATCAAAAATATAATAACATATTTGATAAAGTTGTTACTACGGGTGGTGAAATCGACATCGTAAAGATGGACATGTCTTATTTTACATGGCATACATCCGATAACGATATGTTTAATGATAAATTAATTGATTTAATTGGATTTCCTCCACGTTTCAAAGATGAACCAATAGAACAACATCATAAAGATTTAGCTGCCTCACTACAAGGATGGTATGAAAGTGCATTATACTTTATTATCAATAGAATTACAAATACTTGGGAATGTGAGAATTTAGTATTGGGTGGTGGATGTGCATATAATGGAACTGCCAATGGTAAAATTAAACATTTTACAGCAATTAAGAATGTATTTATTCCATTTGCTCCATCGGATAGTGGTTCTGCAATAGGTGCGTGTTTATATCATTATCATCAAACATTCGGCAATCCAAAAGTGAAAGGCGGGGATAATCAATCTCCGTATTTGGGTGAAGAATGGAGCAATCCTGAATTACTTAAAATTATATTACAAAATCATAGACGTAAGGTTGTAATGTTTGATACCGATGAAGTATTGTGTAAAGAGGTTGCAAGGTTAATAAATGATGGTAATATTATAGGATGGTTTCAAGGTAGAACTGAATTTGGTGCAAGAGCATTGGGTAATCGTTCTATATTGGGTAATCCACATTTGTCCGACATTAGAGATAGAATTAATAAGGTTGTCAAAAAGAGAGAGATGTTTAGACCATTTGCTCCATCGGTTACAATTGAAGATTATCAAAAGTATTTTCTATCAGAAGAAGATGTTCCTTATATGAATCAGGTTGTCAAAGTTAAAAAGGATGTAAACATTCCGTCAGTAACCC